AAGTGTATTAGGTATTGAAGGTATGACAAAACAACATAATAGCTTGTATCAACTAATTTGGCGCCGGACGGTTGCTAGTCAAATGGCACCTGCGGATTTTGAAATCCGTACAGTTAAGATAACTGGTGATGCAAAAAGTGAGGAAAAAGATATTACATTTGTTGGTAAGCATGAAAAAGTTTTATTTGAAGGTTATCTAGCATGTGTTAATATGCATAAACAATCAAAAAAACCTAATGCTAATACAGCAACCGCAAATAATACTGGTAATGGTGATGGTAATATTCAGGACGAAGATGAAGATAATGATGATGAGGATGGTATTCTAGATGGAGCCCAAAGTGAATATTTAGAAAAAATATTTACAAAGCTAAAGGAAGGTACCCAGGTATATGCAAATAGTATAACCGCTATGCAAAAATATACTAAACCATCACAATCGCGATATACTGAAGCTAGTTTAGTTAAGAAACTAGATGATTTGGGTATTGGTCGACCAAGTACTTATGCGTCAATGATAAAGAAAGTGCAGGAGGAACAACGTCAATATGTGGAAAAGAAATCACTGCCAGCAAAGAAGGTTAAAGTGGTTTCGCTACGTTTTGATTATCCAGATAAGATACAAATTGCAGAGAATGATATGAAAATCGAAGGTGATAAGAATAAATTATTTCCTACAGCATTGGGTACAATGATAAATGAGTATCTAGATAAGAATTTCATTGAAATAATGAATTATGAATTCACTGCACAAATTGAAGCACTCTTAGATGAAATTGCATTGGGAAAGAAAATTTGGTATAAAGTAGTAGATAGTGTATATATTAAGCTAAATCCTATTATTGACCAATTATCCCGGGCAACATCTACTCGTAAAGCTTTGCAATCTGCAACACCAGATGCGGATACCGCAAATCGCCGGTTGCTAGGTAATCACCCTACTACTAATTTGCCGGTTTATGCCTTGAAATCTCGTAAGGGCTTCTTAATTTGTGAATCTAATCCAGAAAAGGAGAAGTCGCGTTTTGCGAATTTTACAGGTAATTTTGCAGGTATTACTCTAGAACAAGCAGTTGCATTGTTGGTATTTCCCCGTAATCTGGGTCAATTTCGTGATAGTGATGTAATGTTAAAGAAGGCTAAGAATATTTATATTGCATTTGCAGAAACTAATTATAGTATTGATAGTTATATGAAAGCCAATCCAGATAATTTTATTGAACCAGAATGTTTAACATTGGAACAGGCACAAGAAATTATATTATATTATGAAGAAAGTAATAAAGCAAAGATAGAAAATGCAAAGAAGGATAGAAAGCTTAGTGATGATGTTGTAATTAAGGTTGGACCATTTGGACCTTATATTAAATATAAGAATGAAGTTAATATTCCATTACCTAAGGCATTAAAAGCGCAATTTGAAACAATTACATTAGAACAATGTCAGCCGGTAATTGAGAAAAATGCTAATCGCAAACCAAAATCACGTCCTGGTGCAAGTGCTAAAACTAAAGCACCCAAGGCACCTAAAGCACCTAAAGCACCTAAACTTAAGGCATCAAAGGCACCATTAGAAGTCGCACCGGAAGCAAATAATAATACTACAGGTATTAAAGAAATCCAGATTAAGCAACGAAAACCACGTGTTAAAAAAACAACTGAATAAAATTTAATTAATGTTAATTACTGTAAATTAATGTTAATTACTGTAAATTAATTTTAAGTTTTTATTAATTTTGTAATATTTTTTTACTTTTTGTATTGTCTATTCCAAAAGTACATTGTGCAAAATATTATACTTAAAAATCTAAAATAAATATAGTTAGATATTACAAAAATATACTTGCTAGAATGGATAGTTTATCGGCATTTGTTAATGATATAACAGCCTTTCAAATAAGTTTGCCATTATGGTTAAAAATAGGTATAATCTTGGTTTTAATAATATCGTTATTGGTAGGAGGGTATTTTCTTAAGGAAACATTTGATATATCATATCTAAAGGGTGGTTTTAATTGGTTTATTTTTATTGCGGTATTAAACCTTACAACAATATTAGTAATATTTTACTATTATGGTAATAAATCAAATAAATATGTGGGTTCACCGGGTATTAAGGGTAAGAAAGGTAAACGTGGTAAGAAAGGTACTTCGGTTTCGTGTAGTTATAAATGTAAGAATAATTTATATATTCAATCTGTTAGAAAAGCGGATGTTATATGTACATTGAATACTTATTCCGCAGATTTTAAAACCTTCCAGGATGCGAATCAATATTTTATGAATTTAATAAAACAGGGTAATAATATTGATTATTCTAGTTTTCTTAAAAATATTATTCTAGAAGATAGTACAAATTCTACTATTTCACAAGATGCAGTTGATAAATTTTATTCCTTATTAAATCCTATTGCAATTGCAACCTTATTAATTAAAACAATAAATGATGATATTACTCAGGCATCGGAACACACATATGGCACTATTCGTGGTCCAGTACCTAAAGTCGGTTATACATCATTAGGTAATTCTGTTTATGGTGGTGTAGAAACTTTTCAATTAAATTCTTTTGTAGTTAATGGTGATATTATGTATCCTAGTGGATATAATAAATTAGTTTCATTCGTATCTTATAATGAAAATACTAATGAATATGATAAATATACATTATGGCAACCTATTAGTCAAGCTGTAAATGAGCCAATATTTGGTGGTGGTACAGAACAACATTCATATTTGCCATTGGGTGATGTATGTACGTTTGGTAATACCAATCCAAAATTAAATGATTTTGCAATGGTGAAGGATACTTGCTTAGACCAGGTTGGTTCTAAGGATTTAAAATTAGTTTTTATTTATTCTGGTAATATACAAATTAATTCAAAAACTACAAATTCGCAATCTCTAGATTACACCCAAACAGATACTTACTTAATAGAGAATAAATTAGCAAATAATATTGAAATATTCAGTGTATGGCGAACACCTATGAATACGTTTATTACAAATTGCAACTCCCAGAATGAATTAGTTAATAATACAGTAATGTTTAATTTGATAGGTAATCTAGATGATGCATTGAATGAATATGGTAATATTAGTAATGAATATAAGAAATGGGTACAAGATCAATTATCGGTGATAGTAATACCTCAATTTACAGTAGCTTTAATATACACAATGCATTTTCAATATGAGTCATTAAAAGAGTTAATATATTATGTTAATAAATATCAATCGCAAGTTCTAGAATTCCGCGGGCAATCATTTGATATAAATACAGTTAAAATTGGGGATTTACTAACACTTATTAAAAATACTAAGAAATCATATGAAGATTATAATAAGGAATTAATAAAACGAGCGAGTATATCATTACGAGCTACAAAGGCGATTGTTTATGATGAAAAACGTGAAAAACATCTACCTAAAAAATTATTAAATATTTATGATAATATTATTGTAGAATTGGATACATTGTCTGTCCAGATTGAAAATGCCAATTCATTATTAGATGTTGTTAATCACGTTATATCTAATGGATTGAATGGTCGTATTGCTGTTGATAGTGATGGATTGGCAGAGGGTGGAATAATGTTAAATCCTATTCAGGAAATGATTATCCGGTTGTGTAAGATTATATTTCCACCGAATCGTCCTACATATGTGATAAAAGATGAGTGTTTGGGTACATTTGCAAGGGATAATGAAAAAGATGAACAGATTAAAATACTTACTGAGGAGAAGAATAAATATAATAAGATGATAGATGATATTTCAAGTGATTATAATAGATTTCAGTCGCAAATAACTAGTATTAAGAATTATGAAGATTTAGCGGAACGCAAAATGGGGATGTTATGTGGTGGTATAAAGAATTATATGGAAAAAATACATAATCTAGATATTGAAGAATTTACAACACATCGTATAAAAGGATTATCCGAAATATATCGAGAAATTAATGGATATTTAGGCGATATAATTATTAATACTCCTATCGCCTAGATAACTAATTACAAATAATACTTAATGTTTTTTATGTGATATTATTCTAGATATTATTCTAGATAGTAGTCTAGATAGCAGTCTATATAGTATTCTAGAAGCATATTGAAAATTATAAATGGGAAGTACAATACAAGAATTATTTACGCCAATATTTATAGTTATTGCGTTGTGTATATTTATTGGTGGTATAGTAGGAATGCAATTATTGGATAAATTATTTATGGGTAGTAAAAATTTAAATGCAATACGAATGTTTGCATTAGCAATATTAATTAATATTATCATCTTATTATTTATTTTGATGTCATTTAGTAAGGTTAAATTTACATCTGGTCCACAAGGACCGCAGGGTAATAAAGGGTCGCGGGGTGGTAGTGGTCATGATGGTGGTATTAATTTATGTAATAAAAAATATCAAACTGCAGAGGAAAAGAAAACATTTGAAAGAGCAAATGATTATCTAGATTTGAAACCACCTGTTCTAGAATTAGAATAATATCCTTTTACCGAAAACGCGAAGTGTGTAAGTATGGCCTTGTTAGGCCATCCGACTGCATATTGTGATAAGGATATTACAAATTAAATATGTTAGTTAATGGATAAAAAACAAAAAAAAATGTTTTGATCTCGCCAGGCGGTGGGAAGTGGGTGCTGTTTAAACAGCAATCTCGAAGTGTCGAAGCCCCGTCTCGCGGATGTCCTCCAGAATGTTGGCAATCTGGGTTTCACAGCTCCAGATGAACCTAAAATGTCCCTTATAGCCCGAATAACCGGACTTCAGACGCATTTCAGCTTCAATGATGTCCCCCACCAGGGTATCGATCGAGAGATGTGCTCCATCTACACGCTTCTGATTGTCGCCGTTGTTCTCCATCAGGACAATTCTTGAAAAGCGTAATACTTTTATTATGCATTAAAAAATATTTCAATTTTAGTTAAAATTATAGTTTTTTCCAATTTTAGTAATAATTTTAATAATATGGGTTGTTAGTGACTTTGATTTTGCCACAATACATAAATGGATTTTTGCTATAATCAACTGGTGTATAATAACCCATATCAACAGCTTCTTTTAATAGAAATTTAAAGTTTTCAATAAATTCGAAATTATGGCCCTCACTAACACTAGCTATGTGAGCCATTTCGTGAATAATTACAAAGCAAAGGGTATTATAATCGTGTAATGGTCTTGTTGGTTCATCATCTGCGCCGCGTCTGACACATAAGCTCATTAATTCGCCTTTATTGATAGTAAAGGATGTGTTATCATCACCTGGGTTTTCTGTAGTTTCTTCTATTTCTACACGATTGAAACCTTTTACTAGCCGAATTACACGTTCATCATTAGGATATGTATTTTTTAGTTTGCTAACAAAAGAGTTCATATTATTATGTAATTTAGCGATTAGTTCTAAAGCTATATCTGAATCTTTAAATATTTCCTGGATACCATAACGTTTACCGTTGGTAGATTTGCGATATTCTAGAAAGAGTTCTCCGATTTTACTACTATCGATTAATAGGATTAGTAGAATAAAAAAAACTAATAATACTATGAATAAAATTACTTTGGATATTTCATTCATTTTTACTATCTTTTTACTATCTTTATAATATCCTTAGAAAATTATAAAAAAATCAATCTGACATTATTAATCACAAGGTAGAACATAACACATTGGGATATTTGAATCCGGTGTGCTCAGTGGTACAAATGCGATAATTAGGTCGGAGAGTTCTCGAATAATTCTAGCAATCTCAAGGCAAACTGTATCATCAATATTGTGTGTACTAGTTATCCGTACACCTTGATAAAACATTTGAATTGCAATGCAATCTTTAGTAGAAGCACGAATTGAAATATCAATGTCTTCTTTTTTGTATCGCATACAAATATTTGGAATTACTGGAATGGGCTTAGCCTCTTCGAAGGGGTGTATCCCCTTATACAAAAGCCCTTTCGGGCTTTCGAATGATACATCAAAAATGGTGTAATTCAGCAAATTTTGCCAAAAAGCAGTTAGTGTTGGGCAGGCTTCTGTTTCCAGAATACTGCCAATTGTTTCTTTGTCAATAGAATACGCAGAACGCGTTTCTGATACTACTTTTTTCAACTTATTGAATAGATTGTGTTTAGAAAACGCATTCAATTCAAAAACAATATGGTTGTCCATTGTAGTTTATCAGTTTATCACTTGATAAGAAATAATTCTAACTATTAAGGAATTGAATTTCAATTTTTTATGGAAAACTGCTAAATTACTATAAATATATTTCTAGCAATCCTGAAATTAGTTTATCTAGAATATATATTTTCTTTCAATACTTAAATTATCTTATATCCATAAGCAATTTTTAAAAATGGATTTAGAAGAACTTAATAAACAAATGCAGTTCTTCCAGAATGATTTCAACACCCAACCACCATCCACTACCCAACCACCATCCACTACCCAACCACCATCCACTACCCAACAACAACAATTATCATATCAGCAACAATTACAACAATTACAACAACTACAGCAACAGCAAAATACTAATGCGATAAATTTTAATAATCCTAATCCTGCAGAAACACCATTTAATACTACGCAAATTAAACGTCCTACTAAATCTGGAGAACATCGCAATGATATTAATGATAAACTTAATAGTTTAAATATGTTTCAGCCTATGCAAAATGATGGTACCAGTACAGGAATGGTTCCTAATATGATGCCATTACATTCTAGAAATTATTCAAATTATGAAGAAGAAAGTCAAGAAGCACGTTCCCCTATGGCTAATTATTATAATCATAACTTTAATACATTGCAGGGTGCGAATAATAGGGAATATTGCTATAGTAATTCCCCAATGAATGATATTATCGCACAACAAAATAGTTTTACTAATCAATTAATTCATACACCACCTGTAAATAATACACATAATGATGGAATGACATTTATTAATGTTCGTAATATGATTGGGCAACAACAATCTCAGAATCAACCACAAACGCAAATGCAAAATATGATAAATAATAATGGTGGGTATCATAAGGTGGAAGAAAAGCGGATGGATTATCGGCAGAGTATGAATAATAAGATTGATAATTTTATATTCGATAATCCAAATGCAGTTCCATTTAATCCGATTTTACAATCGCAATCACAAGGGCAATCTAGAGATACTAGAATGGTTATCCAAGATAGTAATAAAGATTATTATCGCCAGGAGGCAAATTCTCGGATGTCATCATATAGCCCACTTTCTAGAGCATCTAATGTGCCTATTACTATGGCTAATATGTCAGTAAATGATTTTTATGCGAATATGCAACCTACATTACCCTATGGAACTGGACTACCACCCATAGAAGATGATAGGAAGGCAGTGATGAATTCTAGAATGGGTCAATATGCACCATTAGCAAAAACTATACAATATCAAACACAGACACAACCATCAACACAATCATCAGGACAACCGTCAGTACAACACCAAAAACCATCTAATAATTGGAATGATGTGAATAAAAAGATGCAAAATGTCTATTATAATCCTTTGCCGGTTATGTCAAATAAATAATAATAAATAATAATAAATAATAATAAATATCCTTATAAAAATTGATTTTCTTTTCTATTTTTCAATTTATTTATAATCAGTACTATTCTAGAATACCTGGATATGGATGTTCCGGAAATGCTTACCAATCTAACTAAATTAACAATTAAAGAAACTAATTATATGAATGATGATTTAACCTGTGCATTATTCGAAGATAAATTAGATATATATGATAGTGAAAATTATACGTTAGAGTTGGGAGTTCCTAATGTCTATTGTTCTAAATATTACGATGATGAAGATTTTATATATGCTAGAATGAAATTTTCGGATGACTTGAAAATAGAATTAGATTTGAATGTAATCAATTATCTTTCTACACATAATATAATGATTGATTTTAGCGAACACACACTAGATGGCCACAAAATTTATGCTAAGATACTATATATTTATCAATTTGTAAATACTTATTATACTAGTTTAACGAATCAACGTCCGCTAGAAAGAATTAAATATATGCCACGGGATTTATTACAATGGGTAGATAATATGGTTAGTACTTTAAGATATATTCTAGATAAGGATTTATTTAACTTTCAACCTAGCAAAACTGAAATAGAAGAAGATTATTATAATGAATTAGTATATGGTCTAAATTTAACAATATGTCATCTGAAAATGCTATTAAATCATTATCATGTATTAAATATACCTATTTACAATATAGAAGACAAACATATTAAAAAATTATTTAAAGTATTGAATAATATGTGTGTAATTATGATTTTTATGAGGAATATATTAGGCATATGTTAGTAAAACGGAAAAAAACAATAATTTGACTAAAAATGATTTTTTTATTTTGCTATAATGAATGATATTCCCCCAACACCTTACAAGGATGCCTGCTTGCAACACCAAGAACCCGAACCCACTTGCAACACTACACCTGCAACGTGTCATCCGCGGCCTGGAGCAACTCCGAAACCGTCGTCTGTCTGCTCGCGACATGGCACCTACCCCTGTGGTGAGTGTTCTGGAGCTCATCCTGTGCATCATCGCCCTGCTGGTTGTCTTCTTCATGATGCTGATTTGCGGTGCGGTGTGCTTTGTGGTGGCTGCGGTCTGCATCGGTTGCAAGGCAGTGGACTACCTCTTCTCGGCATAGATGACGCCGACAATTTTTTTATTATTGTAAATTCATATGCTAATTACATATTTATTTCTGTAGAATACTTACCTACGCGATCACTATTCTTCAATTTTGGAATAGCATCATTCTAGCTTCGTGATATAATTCATAGATGGATATGAATATTTCTAAATGTCCTATAATAGATTTTGTATTTTTAAAGAATGTATTAAGTCTTTGTTTTCCGAAATGCTTACTATCACCTCCCTTAAGAAATAATTGTGCTTCATCAAAATTTTTATTTTCCAATAAGTCAAAATAATATTTCAGAAAATCAATTGCTTTATGTAAGTAATATTCACTATACCGGGCACGTAATTCCTGTTTTTCACTAACACTAACTCGCATATTATCGATTTCCCGCATTTTTTTAATACAATTTGAAATATTAGAACAATTTATTAAGGAAAATTGTCTAGAATCCACTATACCTAATTTCCGGATATAAATCGTTTTTTCCAACAATATATAAATTGCAGTGAGTTCGATTTGATTAGCTTCATCTAATGCACCCCAATATGTACTACTATCAGCTTGTTTATAATCACCTCCAAATGGGATTATGAAGGTAATATATATATCATCTAGATTGAAGAATAGTAGATAGGGATGATTGGTATTTGTTTTGGTTTGGATAAGCACGAATATATAGCGGGGTAAGTATTGTTGAAGCGTGAATAATTGGCAATCACGGACATCTAAGTATTTGTTATGAAATTTTATGAATTGTTGGCCTTTAGTTGTTGAGTATGAGATAATTTTTTGGCTATAATCGGCTGTTCCAGAAATCTGGTTAATAGTTGATTCTAGAGTACTAGATTCACGAAAGGTAAAAAATAATTGTGCTTTGTTCATTCTAGAATCACATCTACTATTAGATTATATTATTCTAGTCATTATATTATTCTAGTCATTATATTATTCTAGTCATTATATTATTCTAGTCATTATATTATTCTAGCCATTAAATTATTATAGCCTTAAATTATTATATCTTTATTAAATTAAGTATTCTAACAACCCAATAACATATTCTAGAATGTGTATTACAAAGTTTTTAACTATTATTCTAGCATTTATCCTGATTGATGCTCCTTATCTCTATCTTAACAGAAATCTATACCGCAACAAAATAAAATCGATTAGTGGTCAATCCACATTCACTAGCCGGTATTATAGTGGATTGATAGTATATATTGCCCTAGCCCTAGGATTAATTACTTTAGTATTACCCCGTATTCATAAGGGTTCTACTAGTGATATTCTAGCAGATAGCATATTATATGGTGGTGTGTTTGGTTTAGTAGCATATGCAACATTTGATTTTACTTTGCATTTTATGTTTGAAGGTTGGAATTTAGGAGTAAGTGTTATGGATACATTATGGGGTGGGGTATTATGTACTATAGTTGCATTTATTATTACATTTTATTCTAGTAGTAAGTAATAAGTGATAAGTGATAAGTGATAAGTGATAAGTGGCAAAAGTAGTAAAGAATATATAAAATAAATTTATGTGAGCTTTATCCTTTTACCGAAAGCGCGTCGCGCTTTCTCCAAAAGGATAGGCCAAAAATAAGTTAAGACTGATAGGTGTGTGGTTAGCAAAGCTAACCACTCACATATCCGTCGGTTAAAGGATATGATTGATACATTGCAATACTGCAATATTGCAGACATAAAAATTTATAGTAATTAGTTTAGTATTTTTTCGTTATGTTTTTCGTTATCTATTTTATATTTTTTCCTATAAGTGTAATAGTAAATCTGCAATTAATATCTGCTAGAATGGGTAATGACAACAGCAAATCTACTATTGAAAATCAGCAGATGATATTGCAATTACAACAACAAATATTAAATAATCAAAGGCAAGCAGCATCACCACAAATAAACCCTCACTATCCACAACAACCTAGCCATATACCCAGAACACAAATGCATAATCCACATCAAATACATAATCCAGGTGCAGGGGAATATTATGACAGTTCACTGCCGGTTCTAAGCCCTGCAGAATTGCAACAACGTAATATACATCCCAACAGTCAATCTACATTATTGAAGGATTCGTATAATAGTTCCCACCAGAATACAAAGCCAAAAACGCTTTTTGATATATTAAATAATAAGAAAATGATGGAAGAAGTAGATAAAAATCCAGCAACTAAGCGCAAATTATTAGAAAGATTGCTAAATGAACATCGATATATAATGACAACATCACAAGTCCAACGTATTACTCAAATGCTAGATACTTTACCCCCATCAGATAATCTATCATTACCGGCATTAGCACCCATTAATTCCTATGAAAATAATAATTCCATAGCGAAAGGAGGGTTTAATGAAGGTACAACACGACAAGACCCACGAGGAAAACAATTACAACGCACACAACAATTAAATACAATTGAAGCATTAACTAAACATTATAAAACCGAGGCTGAACGGGAGGAAGCAGAGTTTAAATTGGAAGAAGAACGGCGGAGAACGGAATTCCTAGAAAAGCAACGCCAACGCAGGATGAATTACCAATCCAAATTAACAGAATTAGATAAAAATAATATTGATGCATTGAAAGTGTTTCAACTTAGTGCAAATTATACTATAGACCAGCTTAAACAAGCATATAAGAAGATGGCAATGAAAACACATCCAGATAAACCGGGTGGCAATGTGGAACAATTCCAATTGATAACAAAATGTTATATGTCGCTGTTGGAAAAGTATAAAAATCGGGAAAGCGACCGGCAGTTTGGCGATTTGAAAAAGGGGAGTCAAAGTTATCTAGAAGACCAACAGCAAAACCGAATGGTTAATAAACAGATGGTTTCTGGAACAGTAGATAAAGATAAGTTTGATGCAAAATTATTTAATAAGATTTATGAACAAAATAAATTATGGGAGAGTAGTGATGATGGTTATGGTTCCTGGTTTTCTAGCAATGATACTGATGAACCACCCACTGAAGTATTTGGCAATAAGTTTAATCTTAATGTTTTTAATTCTACTTTTGAAGATTATAAGGAAAAACTAACTGCACAAAGCGGGGCTATCCAAGAATATCGAGATCCTCAAGAATTAGTATCAAGTGGTACCGGCTTTACTGACATTGATATCTATGCCCGAAAAATAGATGATTTCAGTAAGCCGTCTCCTATCTCAGGTGCAGGTGGTAGTAAAGGTCGGGATTTGGGTTATACTGATTTAAAAACAGCTTATACATCACGGGGTGCTTTTATCGACCCAAATAAAGTAGAGTATAAGACATATAATAGTGTTGATGAATTAAAACGCGACCGAGGTAATATCCGATTTGATATGACGCCAGAACAAATCCGGGAATATGAAATGAAAAAATATAGGGAAGAAGAGGAAGAAGAACGTAGGCGGGATTTAATTCGACAAAGGGATAATATGATTACTAATTCATATGGAAAGATACACGAAAAAATGTTAGGATATCGGGGCACAGCACCTAGCTAACCTAGTAAAATTGTTGGTTGCCAGGTAACTGTTTTGGTTTTGGAATGCAATCCACGCATGTGGTAAGTGGAATATTTGAAACAGATTCAACCGCACAGGTATTTTGTTTATTGCGATGAATAATATTATAAATGATTATGCAAATGAATAATAGTAGCATGAAATAGATAAAGAGAAGTATTACCATAAAGGTAAATGGGTCATAACTGTCAAATAACATTTTTAAAAGTATCAATAATATGAGTAATAAGTATTATAAGTTAGTGAGAATTTATTCTAGACGTTCAACAATATTAGGGTTTAGTTTAGGTATTAATGTTATTGGAATTTTGTTAATAATAATAGTTTCTATTTCTGATAGTGTAATAATGTTTAATTTGCCAGTAATTAAGTATGCAAATATTTTTTCAGCAGTATTGCAATAATTATTTAATATAGTTTTTGTAATTTTAGTTATATCTGTAATTTTCCCTGCTTCTAGATTAACATCAATTACTGATGCTAGAATAAATTTATATAATTTACAGTGTTCAAATGAAAGATTATCCAATCCAATATATTTATCAGGAATATAGTATATGCGACCATTAAGTTCTACTATATCTGTTAATTTTATCTTGTTAATCTTGCTATTTTTTTGCGACATTATATTCAGGGAGATGCTAGAATAAATCAATCTATTTATTTTAAGTTGTAAATAAAACTTGTAAAATATAATTGGATATTATATGGTGAAAAAATATATATAAATTATAATAAACTATAAGGCAAAAAGAAAAAGTTAAAATGTCATTATCTTTAATTGATGTTGTTAAAATCTTTATTAATACATTAGTTCGTCTAGAACCGATAGCTCTATATACTGGTTCAGCAATGGCAGGTGTAGTATTTAATGATTTTCGTGGCTTATTATTATTTATGGGTTTTCTAGGTAATGAATTAATTGGATTAGGTTATAAAATGGTATTGCGTGGTGTATCTAATCCCCAATGTGCGTTAATGTATTCTCAATCTGGAACCCCTTTTGTTCTACCTAGTCCAATTACACAGACCGTAGGATTCTTTGCAGGCTTCTTCTTTATGGATATGTATTATAATAATACTTTCAATCCATTAAAATTCTTTCTATTATCTATGCTACTAATGATAACTATATACTCTAGAATAAATGTTGGTTGTAAAACATTACTAGATGCCGTGTATTGTGCGCTGATAGGTTTATTAACAGGTGTAGTGTATTATAGTCTTATTAAGGATTATTATAAGGCGGATTATTTGAATACTACTATTACCAAAGCAAATGATACAATTAATAGCTTTTTTAGTATTAATTAAGATTGATTAGATTGGTTAGATACGATTAGATACGATTAGTTTCCGCGGGGAGGATAGTAGTAGTTGTGTTAGTTTCTTCAGGAAAGACATCATAAAACTTGTAAAGCAAATCAACAAGAACATTCACAGAATTTAGATATATCTAATATTATTGAAAAATTTAATATTTAAAATTGATAAAAATGGAAATACACAAATAAGTGTTTGTAAAAATGATGAATTAATTAATAATACTAATAATCTATCCTTTAACTGACTATAGGTGTTTGAGATGATTTTGAAAAAATCAGCTTAAAACACCTAATTATTAACTTAAATTCCGTTATCGCTTGGACACCTATAGGTGTCTAAGGGATAGTTTTATTTGTTTTTATTTTTTATTATACTTTATTTTTACTTCAAAAAAATTGAACTCCCCCTCTCTCTTGTATAATTTGATATAAATGAGGAAAACTATACATATACTAACCCATATGTATAGCATTACACTCAATTATATGCTCTAATATCCTCAGATATCCTCAGTATAGCAAAGCAATTAACAATACTAATACATATTAGAATAAACGCCAGTACTTATTAGTATTAAGTTAATATTATAATTATAATCACTATAAATATAGCTTAATATTATAATATTTTTGTGCGTATATATTAATATATAAACATATCATCTATTTGTAAAGTAATTGTAATATACTAGCAAGTATGTCGGATAGAATATGTCCTTGTGGTATGTCATTTCCTTATCCATCTCAGTTAAAACGACATCAAAATGGTAAGCTTGGATGTATCCTATATATGCAATATGTTCAATCTCATAAAACTCCTTGCACTCCAGAGCTTGCTAGAGAGAGGGTTGTTACTAGTAGCACTAAAACTTGATATTTCTTTATACTTTACACTTATTTTATATTGTATTTATTATAATTACTAAATATAATATATATTATAATTATTGTTTTTTTTTCAATATAAAGATATCTAACTATAGTATATTAAATATAACAATGGCTAAAAAACCACCTGATAAAAAACCTTCTTTTTGGTTTCCTAGTCTATTAGTTAGTAGTAATACTATTAAAACAAATTCGTGGTTTAATATTTTGGAAAAACAAAATAGTAATATTACAAATCATAATTTAGAAGATACTAATTATAAAGTTAATTATCTAAAAACTGTTAAAATACCTATTTATCCAAATAATAAGC